AGGTAAAACTCATTCCTGAAACCTGAGGGAAACGCCCAGATTGTTTTTCAATTTCACTAACTCCGTTTTCTAGAACATCCCAGACTTGTGCGCCTGTGAGGCTTAGTTTTACGACAACGTTACCAAACCAAGGGTGGTAACTCCATAGAGGTTGGAATCATGGATATCTTCCAGAAAATGGAGGATGAGAAGTTCAAAGTCTTCTCCACTCTAGGGGATTGGTTTGAAGAATTCAGGATGTATCACAGAAAGGACGGAAAGATCATACCCCTAAGGGATGACCTTATGTCAGCTACAAGGTATGCAATCATGTCCATGCGGTTTGGCGTATCTGGCAGCGACCCACAATGGACAAAGGACATAGAATATCAGAATTATGGCATCATCTAAACCTACAGAAGAAGAACTGGTCACAAGGATTCGGGGAGAAATAACCGACTCTTTAGGCTATTTGGGGGATACTATCTCCAAACAGCGCGAAAAGGCCATGCAGTACTACTATGGACTTCCCTTTGGTAATGAAGTTGATGGCAGATCGCAGTTCGTAGATACGACTGTTGCGGATACCATTGAATGGATTAAACCTTCCCTTATGAGGATATTCGCCTCTGGGGATAACATGGTGACGTTTGAACCTCACGGACCAGAAGATGTAGAGGCGGCAAAGCAAGCTACAGATTATGTAAACTACGTTTTTCAGAAGGATAACAACGGATGGGATATTCTCTACTCTTGGTTTACCGATGCTTTATTGAGTAAAAACGGTATCGTAAAAGTCTGGTGGGATGAGACACAGGAACACAACAGAGAAGAATACTCCAACCTGACAGACGACGAGCTGGCTGTTCTCTTGAATGATCCTCTTGTAGAGGTAATAGAACATACTGCTCCGGGTGAGGAGTATGAGGGTTATGGAGAGGAATACTCAGAGGGACACCACCTTGTTATCAAGAGAGACTTGAGCAAGGGTCGTATTGTCGTAGAGCCTGTCCCCCCCAGTGAGTTCCTGATTTCAAGGGAGGCCAAAAGCATTGACGATGCCCGGTTTGTTTGTCACAGAGTAATTAAGACCTTGTCTGAGTTACGTGAGATGTACCCTGAAAAGAATCTGGAAGTAGAGGACATGAAGGGTGGTGGAGATGACATGGCAACCTTTTCATCGGAAAGACTGGAAAGGTACATGTATGACAAGTCTGCTAAGTATTGGGAAGGATGGGCAGGAGATGAAACCTACGGGGAAGATGGTTTAAGAACCTACTGGTTACATGAGTCTTACCTCAGAACTGACTATGACGGGGATGGAATTACAGAACTAAGGAGAGTTTGTACTGTAGGCTCTGTTGTTTTAGCTAACGAAGAGATAGATCGCGTACCGTTTGTATCCATCACTCCAATAAAGATTCCCCATAAGTTCTTTGGTCTTTCTGTTGCAGACCTTGTTATGGACCTTCAATTAATTAAGAGTACGTTACTGCGAAACCTCATGGATAACATGTACAACCAGAACTTTGGCAGGTATGCCGTTCTGGAGGGCCAAGCGAACTTAGATGACTTGCTCACACAAAGGCCGGGAGGGGTAGTTAGGGTTAAATCCCCCAACGCCATCATGCCTCTGGCTACTCCCTCCTTAGAGCCTTACTCCTTCCAGATGCTGGAATATATTGACGGCATAAGGGAATCAAGAGCCGGTGTAAGCAAATACTCACAAGGCCTAAACGATAATGCTCTTACTTCTCATACTACTGCTACTGCTGTTAATTCTGTAATGACCGCTGCCCAGTCTAGGGTAGAACTTATTGCGAGGAACTTCGCAGAAACAGGCGTAAAAGAACTTATGCTTTGCATTTACGAACTCCTACAGAAGAACCAAGACAAGGAGAGGGTTGTTAAGCTGAGAAATGAGTGGGTTCCGGTACGTCCAGATATGTGGAGAGACAAGATGGATTGTACTGTGTCTGTTGGCCTTGGGCACGGTAATAAGGATCAACAGCTTATGCACCTCACCTCTATGCTTCAGTTTGCAGGAGAAGCCATAAAGGGAGGGTTAAACATAGTAACTGAAAAGAACATGTACAACATGGGGGTTGCTATGTTAAGGAACATGGGCTTTCAGAATGTACAGGACTTCTTAACCGACCCTGACCAACAGCCCCAGCAGGAAGGGCCGTCTCCAGAGGAGCAAATGGCCCAGATGGACATGCAGCTTAAACAAAAGGAACTTGAGATAAAGGCTGCGGATGTTCAGGTGAAGATGCAGAAGATTCAGCAAGAGGCTAAGAAAGACGCGGTAGACGCACAACTCAAAGTACAGGAACTGAGCCTTGAGAGAGAACAAAATAGAGCCGTAGCTATAGGAGATACATGACACCCGAAGAAAGAGAGCGAAGGGCTAAAGCCCTGATGAGCGACCCATTATTCATTGAGTCGTTTGACGAACTGAAAAAAGAATTATTAGGTCAGTGGGAGCATAGTGGCTCCACTGATATAGATGCGAGAGAATCCATCTGGTTAGCAATAAGGCTGCTGGACAGGATACACGGCCATATACAGTCTATTATAGAGACAGGACACATGGCCGAGGTATTAGACAAGCAACACCCTTACTTATAGGAGAATTAATATGGCGGATACGCAAGAAGCCCCGCTACCGGCATTACAGCCGATACCCGCGCTTGGCGGAAGTGTTACTGAAGCGCAAGAAGCATTACTCAGCCTAATGGACCCTGAAGAGGAAAAGCCACAGGAAGAGGAAGCACAACCTACTGAAGTTGAAGAGTCTCAACCTGAAGAGGAAGATGAATCATTGGAAGGGGAGTCTGAGGAGGAAGAAGAGGTTTTAGAGGCCTCTGAAGACACTGATGAAAGCGCAGAAGAAGATGAGGATTTATACGCTGTTACCGTAAATGGTGAGGAGCATACAATACCCCTCGACGAACTTCTGAAAGGATATTCGCGGCAATCAGATTATACTAAAAAAACCCAAGAACTGTCTCAACAACGGCGTGAAATGGAAACACTCCAAGAACAATGGGGTGCCGAAGTAGCGCGGATTCAGGCAGAAAGACAGCACTATGTAGAGTCCCTACAAGCGGCTGTACAAAGTTCTATAGGTCAGCTTGACCAATTTGCCAGTATAAACTGGGAGCAACTGAAGGAGGATAATCCTCTTGAGTTCATCACTAAACGTGATGAATACAGGGAAGCCCAAGAACAGATCAGGCAATATCAGGGTCAGCAGGCCCAAGCGTCGCAGATGCACGAAGCTACTACAAGAGAATCCCATGCAAGGCTGGTACATGAAGAGCAGGGAAAACTTGTAGAGGCATTTCCAGATTGGGCAAAACCTTCTAAAAGAAAGGCTCTGGGAGAAGAGATCAAGGCTTACGCTATTTCCGAGGGGTACACCTCAGAAGAAATTCGAGGCCTTGTAGACCACCGTAACTTCCTAACGCTTTACAAAGCAATGAAGTACGACAAAGCCTCTTCTCCTGATGTTGTTAGAAAGAAGGTTAAGAATAAACCCAAGGTTATTCGTGCTGGCTCAGTTAGGGCTAAATCAGATGACGATAGAGCGAAACGTAAAAAAACAATGAAGCGTCTTCAAGGTACAGGACATATTGATGATGCCTCTGTACTCTTAGAGGATTTTATAGACATTTAACTAAGGAGGAAATGCTATGGCAGTTCCCGCAAATACTAGGCAAACCTATGGTGCTATTGGCATCCGAGAAGACCTAAGCAATATTATATACAATATAAGTCCAACAGATACCCCGTTTCTGAACGGTGTTGGACGGGGTTCATGTGACAATACGAACTTTGAATGGCAAACAGATGAGTTGAAATCAACCGCTGCTAACCGACAGGTTGAAGGCTGGGATTATGCATCGACCGCTGCGACAGAGCCTCGACGTTTGAGTAACTATACTCAGATTTCGGCAACACAGGTTCAGTCCAGTGGCACAGCGGAATCCGTTGACTTTGCTGGTCGTAAATCAACTCAGGCTTATCAGCTTGCCAAACGTGCTAAAGAAATGAAGCGCGATATGGAAAGCATGCTACTTGATGCAACCGTCAAAGCTGTTGGCGCTGCGGCAGTTGCGAGAGCAACCGCTTCCTTTGGCACTTGGATTGGTACTAGTGCAATTTTAACTACTCCTATCCTTAACATGACCACTCTTTTGGGTCTTGTTAATGTTGGTGCGACAGGCAACTATCCTGATGGTACGACA